TGGTGGAAGTGTGACCGCATACACCGAAAACATGAATCAGGCCGCGACCTATTGGGCGCCAGGCGTCAACGATGGTTTTGGCGGCTTCACGTCTTATGGAGCCGCGACCGCAATCTTGTGCCGGTGGCAGAACGCGCAAAAGCTATTCCGTGATGCGCAAGGCCGCGAGGCTTTGTCCGAAGCCATCGTTTACGTCGATCGTGAACTGGAAAACGGCGG